CCATCGACATACCACCACCATCACGACTAGCTTGGCTAATCATGCCATTGGAGTCTAGAGTTCCTGTTGCTTGTAGCAACATTCGCTCAAAGTCTTTGGCAGTTGCAAGATTGTTTGGATCAGTTGCGCCAAACTTGAATGGGAACAAAATCTCACTTGGAGAACCGTTAACCAGAATAGCTTTTCCGGGCTTTACCTCAAATTTCATACCACGGGGCAAGCGAGTTGCATCCATTGCCATCATGGGAGAGGTACTCAGTGCCAGTGAATCCAAGTGGCTGCGGGTCTGAGCATCAATGGCTTTCTGCATATTGAATGCTTTTTCCACCGTACCACGACCAAGCAATCTGTTTGGCACAGTATCGTCTTGGTAAGACAGAACTGGCCTGTCTTTCATCATGTATGGATTTTCTTCAGCCTTTAAGAGCATTCCATCATTGGCAATCACAACAATGGCCTCAACCATGTCTGTGTAGTCTTCTGCCGCTGAGTTTTCAGGGAACAATTCAACAATATCCTTGTTCTCTTTCATGTTGTTCAGATACTCACGGGGAACTAACCCGTAGTAGGTCAACAAAAGAACCTTTTCATCCTGATACTGGCTTACTTCTTGGGTAGGTTCAAGGTCAGTGTCTTCACTAGTAGTACCAATGTCCACCTTGCGGTAGATTCCACGTTCAATACCTTGCACAACCTTATGAATTGAAACGTATTTTTCAATAGCCACGCCCATACAGTCATCAATGCTTGTGCCGTTAGGGTCAAACAAGAAGTTCTTGGGGTTAACAGGCATGATCTTGACAGAAATTCTGTCTTTTTCCATCACGCCAATAGCTGCCTGACCCTGTTGATTAGGAATAGGGCGAGTTGAGGGAACATACTCTTTTTCAGTCTTGACAACAATCTCGCCTATGCCTGTCCCATAGATTTCAGCCATCAATTCAATCTGGTCGATAGCTTTTCTGATTTTGTCTTTCTTGAAATCCTCAACGAGTTGATTCTTAATCATCTCAACATCAATAGGATTACCATTTACATCTTGGATATTGTCTTCAATGTCAAAAAAGTCGCCTTGACCAAAGATAGCTTCCATGATCTCAGCGTGACGAGTCTCGACTGCTTGTTGAGTAGCAGGAGTTACGATTCGGCTGCGTTCAGACTCACGGGTTTTGTCTTCAGATGCCCATTGACCACGGAAGATACGCTCGTATTCCAACCAATCAGGAAGAAAGTTGGTGTCTCTGTAGTCACGCCATCTATTGCAATGGTCAGTAACAAAATCGGTCAGTTCTTTATCAGCCTCAGTAGGCTCATAAAACTCATTCTGTTCAAGTTTGACTTCTTTATTTGTTGCCATTTAAATCCCCGAAATAATATCTAGAGGCTCCCACTCATCTTCTTGATCGTCTTGGAAGTATGAGGTTACAGCCAGTTGGTCAATGTAGGAAAGGGCATCAGGCAAGTCATCATGAACACCTTGGGCGGGAAACATCAAGAGTTGATCTTTGAATTCGTCCCAATCTTCCTCAGAGTTCAGCACAATACGCCCATGCTCAAACCGTCCTTGGAGACTCCAGATAATCCTGTCAGTCTTTTTCCTGTTGCCGTGCGTCAAGTCAACTATGTGTGAATATACATTATTTTTACGCATTAAGTCACTCAAATATGGCAAAACTGCGTTTTTTAATGCTCCACGTTCAATTCCAATGCTCAAAGGACGGTATTCCCGCATCTTCAGCAGGATCGTAGCCGCAGTTTCCCTGATGTCCCACCGCCCATAAACAATCTCTTTGACAAACCATTTGCCGTCCTCTGTTACTTTGACAACAGCAATGGCAGTCTGATCTAGCCTTTTCTTGGAATTGGCAGCTTGTCTAGCCACTTCTTCAAACCCTGCCAGATCGACAGCAATGTAGTACGAGCCATGTTCAGGTTCTTCTCCATATTTAATCCATTCTTCTTTAAAAACGTCAGAGCCAGCATTATCAAAACTGGCAAGGTATTCTTGTTTGAAAGCAAAGGAACTTAGGGTTTTCTTGGCAGACTCAATCTCATCAGGGTCTATCAGGGGGTTGTCTTTAGTGGTGAAGTGCCATGACTTCCAATCAGAGTCTTCTTCTGACATTCCAAGTTTAAAGATGTCATAGAAGAAGTTACGACCTTTGGGAGTGCCGATAAACATAGCTCTGCCCTTTTTATCAGACAAAGACGCACGAATAACTTGCTCCCATGCTTCGGGTTTGATGTCCGCAACCTCGTCAAGCACAGCGTAGGTGAGAGACACTCCTCGCAAAGTATCTGGACGATCTGCGCCTCTGACATAGATTTTTGCTCCGTTTATCAGGGTGATGTCCATGTTGTTGATGTGACTGGCTTGGATAACCTCACGCCCTAACTCCATCAATACATCCCAAATAATCTGTCGTGCCTGACCATTGGTAGGCGCAACATACAGTACAGCAGAACCAGCAGTACACTGCAAGCCCTCAATCAACAGGGTGATGGCTGACAAGCGAGATTTACCGCAACGCCGTCCAGCAGCAATAACTTTGAACCTTGTTTTATCAGCAAAGACTTCTTGTTGCCAAGGTAGGAGACTGAAGTTTAGGTCAGACATTATTGAACTGAGTAATCAGGACTAGAAAACGGGTCTTTATAAAAAGGGTTTTCTGGTTTTTGAGTTGAGAGACTCCAGTTTTTTGCTTTTTCTACAGTGTCAAGTCCCATTGCATCAGGATCAGTCCCATACTGACGCATAAAAAATTCTTTCCATGCCGTTGGATGACTTGGGTCTTTCAGCATTTGTCCTGAATCTGTTGATGAAGGCCAATGTGGTCTATTGTCATAAGGACTGATAACTTCTTTTATTCCAGCTTTGTATGCGCCCCTGTAATCATAGTCAGGAGACTGAAGCATCATTTCTGTGACTCGTTGGTTATCTAACTTGTCTACAGGAATTTTATTTTCAGCGGCGATGTCTGATTTAACGGAATTGAATAACTGCGTACCTTGCAACCAATTACGAAACTTTTGTTCTTCTGGCGGTTTTAACGTAGTTGGACTCCAAGGAGTTGCAGTAAACTTTTGATATTCGTTTATCCAATCGGTCATTCTTTTACCTCTACGTCTTCAGCATCTATAGGGTTATCCCCTATGACAATACCACCAATACCAGAAATAGTTATGTTAACTGCTGAACGCTGCTTTCCTTCTTTCTCGAACAAGGAAACGGGAAGCATTCTGTCCATACAGAGTTTGATAGCAGCCATTTGAGCAGGGTGTTCGTCATTCATGGCAATCTCAACTGCCTTGTGGACAACATTAGCACCTGCACTCTTGATTAACAAGTCTTTGAGTTCTCTGACTTGTTGTTGTTCAGTCTTAGGGAGGGTAAGGGCTTGAGGGTTATCAGCATACTTCCTCAAGGTCATAGCACCAGAACCCTTTGGGCGACCCTTTGGTTTCTTTAGTTGTTCAGGGAGTGCATCTACTACGTTCATCTTTTGTCCAACAGAATGGGAAGTTAGCGCACACTTTACATCAGAATCAGATTCTTGTATAGTGGTGACAAGTTTGATTGCGCCAAACTATGAGCCTTTTAGAAGTGGTACAGCCTCCGTGCATTCGGGGGGCGCAACTGTATCACCCCTAAAGGGCTTTTTTCATGGCAATTCAACTGACACCTGAAGAACTGGCAAAACAGAGACAGCGCAAGGAAATGACGCAAGCATTGGAATCTTGGGAGAAAAACTTAGCTACTAAACTAGCAGAAGATAAGATTACAAAACGCAAGGTAACCAACCCTAAGAAAATACAAGCCTATCAAAAGGATGCAAAACAGTCATCTAAAAAGATTTTGAAAGCATTTGATGACGGGATGATTTTCTAGTATAGTGTCAACAAAAGGAGTGTCGGTTCTGCTACCCGACTCGACAGAGGGCAATCCTGTAAACCCCTGTCATGACCGCTTGGAAGCTGGTGTGCCATCGTAGTGACTACGCCGCATAGATAAACCAGAATAAGCCTAGAAGTAGGCTCTCCTCGTGGCAGACACCCTAATCAGCTTACTGTTAAACATTAAACACCTATATTCTCTATCGGGTAGCCGCTTGCGCCCAAATGAAACTTAAAGACACACCTCACTGATTACCCTTTTCTTTCAACCAGATAACCATACTTGTTAGTGTTAAACACTTTAATTC